GGAATCAAGCCATATTTCAAATCAACTCCGGCAAACAGTGACTTCATGCGTGAAGGTGAAATAAGAGTTGCTATGCCCTGGGCAAGCAAATCAATCTTGTCAATTGCTTTGTCAAGGTTTCCATCTCCGGCGATTGTGGCAAATGCATCAACCAAGGCCCCGCCAATAGTTTCTGAGGCATTGGCAGCAGCAACTTCAAGCTTGTCTAATTTTCCCGCATAGGTAGCAGCAGCCGCAGCAGCTTGACCCTTGCTGATTTCTGTTATTTTGGCCAAGATTTCTTCAAATGACATGGCAGTCAATTGTGCCTTGGTTAAACCTAAGCCATATTTTTGCAGCCCCTTGGTATTGCCCGCATATGCACGGCCAAGGTCGCTGGCAACTGAAACAACGCTTTCCCCACTTTGTGCACTGAGGTCAAGGGCAGTTTTTAACAAATCTTGAGACTTAGTCAAATCTCCAGTGGTGGTGAGTAATTTCTGATATGCGGGCCTCAAAAAATCATCAAGCACACCATATTGCTTTTCTAAGTCGCCTATGAAGGTTTTGACTGACGGGTCAGCAAATGCCAAGCCCAAATTGGTAAGCGTGCGAGATAACACCCTGGCAGCTTTGTCATCTTCCATAAACGCTTGAACGGAAGCTTTACCGAATGCCAACACTTTTTGCGTTGAGAAAACTCCAGCAAAAATCTTTCCCAAATCTTTGACGCTTTTTTCAAACCCTGTGATGTGCTTCTTGGCTTTGTTTAACCCCTTAGGGTCATAGCGTGTGGTTGCGCTAACTAATAAATTCGGCATTATGAGGCCAACTTATAGCCGGATTGAGTGCCTGCACCGCCGGTGTCATTGAACACCTTAACGGCCTTATCAATCGCAGTGGTCACGGCCAGGGTTGCCTTGCCTTGATCTTGCTCCCATGCCTTGAATATCAAACGGCCTCGGTCAAATCCTTTTCCGTAAAGTGAACCCATCGCGCCAATAAATAATTTACCCGCATCAGGATTGTTTGACCGGCTGACATTATCGCCTTTGCCCTTTGGCCCAACCCAAGGTTGACCACTTGGAAACTTACGGCCGGCAGTCTCATAAATTGCTCCGGCTGCTGAGTTGTTTCGCACATAATACTGAGCGCGATAGCCCTGACGATTCTGAATGCTTTTGCCTTGGCGATAGACAATTCCGGCTTTAACTTCAGCCGTGTCAAAAAGAGGAAATTTCCGCACCCGGCCGCTAGTGTTAAACACCGCTTGGCTTTGTACCTTGCCGCGCTTTTCCCATCCTGAAAGATATGTCGGGAATCCCTGGGGCACATCCCCTCGCGCTTTATCACGAATTGTTAACATTGCAGCTTTGATTTCAATGTTCATTTGCTTAGTCAAGTCTCTATCAAACTTGCGCATTGCCTTCAAAGTAGGTTCAACGCCGGTGATGTTTAGTGGCACGGGCCCTCTCCTTCGCTCTGTCATTTAGTACCTGAAGCACGGCTTTGAACATTCTTTCATCAAGATCTAAAACTTCGTTAGGGCTTATCTTAAGCTCCACCGCTAGTGAGGCCACTAGATAGGTGAAACTTGCCCGTTCTATTTTTTTACTGGTTCATCATCCATAACTTCGACTGAAATTAGGGTTGCCAGGAATTCCTCGCCAAAAGGTGGGAGCACCTCAATGCGAGAAAGCGCGTTGTGACATAACCAGTAAATATCACTCTGTTTTTCTTCGTCACGAAATTGCTTATGAATTCCCTTGCCTGTGAACTTTTCAAACGCATATTCAACCAAAGGGGTGATTGGAACAATCACATCCCCTGAGGCCCTGGTGATTTTCAAGCGTGCCATTTTTTGCTCCTTAGAATGCAACCGATGGAGAAACGGTCACCGTTGTGTTTACTGTGAATGAGATGCTGGATGCAGCTTCATCGCCAACGCCGCCTATACCCACTGGGGTTAGGTTGTTGACAAAGATTGAGAACTGATATGTTGGATTTGTTGCACTTACTGCGGTTCCCTTAACGGTAATCATTGAAACCGCCAAAGTCGTTGCAAATGCTGACTGAAGCGTTGTCATGACTGCTGATGCTGCCCAGTCATTGAAGAAGTCAATTTGTAAAGTTGCGCTTTGGAGCCCACCGACTACACGATGAGAAAGATCGCCCATTGTTGTGACTTCCAGCTCATCTACAATTTGCGTTAAAGTAATTGCACTCACATAACTTGAGATGTCAATTGAAGGAACTGTTGGCGCGGCTGCGGTTGCAAGTTTCACGCCAACATTGTTATTTAGATAGATAGCCATTTATTTTTCCTCGGTTTCTGTTGTCGTTGGCTTCGCAGCCTTTGTATCTTTGATCTGACCGACTTTGACAAGCCAAGCCAAATTCTCTGCGTTTGTGTCGCTCATTTTATCTCCTATGACCAAGTGGTAAGAACGGTGATACTAAAATCCGATGTGAGCATGGGCCCGCTCGGTGCATCCAACACTGAAGGAGCTGAAGCACCGGTGATGTTGAATACTAAAGTTGATGAAGCTAGTTTGTTAAACACGGCCACAATCGTGCTTTCAATGCCGTTCAAATTTCCCTGGTTATCAAGATACGGCACGGTCATGATGACCTTGAAGTTTGCCATGCATGAAATTGAAGCCTGTGAATTATTAGACGGGACTAAATAAGGGTCACTAGGTGCAACTATCACTGAGTTGGCAAGAATTACTGGGGGCGGGAAGCTGAAGGTTGACCACACACCGGCATTGGCTAAAGCCGTTGCTATCGTTGTGCGTAATGTTGTCAGTGCGACTGGTGGCATCTTTCATCCAACCATTGCGCCTGGGCTCAGGTACGGCGCAAGCAAGCCGCGAATTGATGCCATTAATGTGTTTGACATTCTAAATGGGCTAGGGGCATATCCATCAACGCCCATTCCGCCGTTCTGCGTAGCTTGTCGGGATTGCCAAATGTTTGTTGCCAAAATCATTGAAGCTGAACGAATTGCTGCGGTGTTGGCATAAGAAGCAGTTTTATGATCAGGGCCAGTCATCGTTCCATAAGGTAGAACAAGGTGTATCAATTCCTCGCTTCCAGTGCTTGCGTATTGAATGTATTGGTATCCAAGCGGGAACACCCAACGGCTTGGAAGATAAGGGGCACTCACTGAAGTTGGATAAGGGCTTGTGCTAGTGATTGTTTTTGCGCCATTAAATCCTGCACCGCAACCGCTAATTGTTACAACTTGACCAACTACAAATTGACCAGGGTTGGCAATGATTGCCGTTGCCACATTTGCTGAACGCCCAGTTGCAACAATTGGTGCAGTGTTAAACCAAAGAAATGAGTTGATGAGATCTTCAGCAGTTTGAGCACATTCTTCAACCGTAGCATCTGAATAAAGCGTGCCAATTCCCAGTGAATCGCGTAATTCTTGCATAGTCACATATGTTGCGGCCATCATCATTCCTTTCTTTGATAAGGCTTACAGGGCCAGGGCCTCCTAGCCCTGTAAGCGGCTTAGGGTTTTATCAGGTTAGGTTATAGCGTTGCAGACCACCGGAAACAAGTGTCTTTGTCGCAAAATAACCATAGAGCATTGTGGAAATTTCACCAGTCGCAACAACATTGACGGATAGTGTCAACTTTGGTGATTCGTAAATTGCAATGCTCATTGGGTTAACAATAAACGCTGCATCATCAATTGTGGTTGAAACCATGTTTTGGTCAACCCATAGATCCAAGCCCATCATGTCGCCGCGCAATCCGCGTGGTGTTGATTGGCCATTGGCGTTCATTGGTGAAGCTGCATTGAAAATGCTGCGACCAGTTGTGTCTAGGCTCCCGATTAGAAGTGACCAAACTGATGTTCCAGCAATGAATGCAGTTGCAGTCTCTCCGCTTGCTGCATAAACGGCTGGTGCAGCTTGTGCAACATATGCCTGAAGTCCGGCAATTGTTGCAGCTTGAGCAGTTGCTTGTGTTCCACCTGAAACAATTTCTGCAATTACTGCTGCATCAGATGCCTTAGCGTAAGCTCTTAAACAATTCTCATACATCGCGGAATAAAAGCTTGGATCTGATCTGTCAAGCAACTCTGTTGAATAAATCTGAGTGCCCGCTAGTTTTACCACGGTAGCATTTACATAGCTAGAGACAATCTGAGTTGCAGCAGTTGATGCACCTTCAGCAACGGTTCCAATTGTTGCATTCGTTGTGATTTTTGGATGTGAAATAGTCATGCCTGAAGGAGCCAATGCGCGTGCTCCACCTAGTGCATCAATTGTTGGGCGTGACATAACTGATGTATCAATAACGCTTGAAACATATTGTGTCGGAGAAAATGCCGGATTAGTTGTGAACGAATCGTTAGCGGCTTCAATTTTTCTAGCTTGCGCATCTGCTGCACGGATATAATCGCGTGAAGTATCATCACCCATTTTGGCTTTGATTGCGTGCTCAAGATATTGCGCTTGTGTCTTAATTGGTGAGCGAACTTCGCCAACAATATAAGATGCTGAAACAACTGGGCGTGAGGCATCCACAACGGGAGCCTCTGCCGCAGTTTCTGGGGCTGTATTATCTGGGGCTGTCGTCATGACATCCTCACTCTCTGTCTCGGTTTCGACCTCCACAATTGTTGTGTTGATCGTAGTTGTTTTCGTACTGGTAGAACTTGCCGCTTCGATTTCGGCTTGGCTTGCGGCAACGCTGGTGACAATCGCATTTTCAAATGCGGGCGACTCAACAAGGCTGACTTCAATAAGCCTTGCGCTAGTTACTAAAAGATAATCATCATTTGGCAGTGATGCGATTACTTCAACACCCACTGACAAGCCTGAAACCAAATCTTCAGCAGCTAGGGTCAAATAATCTGTTCCCTTGCTGCTGCTAGAAATCTTAAACGAACCATAAATGAATTCGCCTTCATTGCTAAAAGATTGAGCACGGCCGATCGGATTATTTGGCTCATGTTGCGCAAGCAACTTAATGCGGCCAGGTGACGGAATTTGGATTGATCCGTGCTCAAAAACAACGGCCCCAACTGAAGTGTGACCAACGGCCCCATATTCCATGATTTTGCCTGAGATAACCCGGCGTTCAGTATCAGCCGCCTGGATTGGCGTGCTAAAGGTTAAC